CGGGGTGTTGGTCACGGTGCCGCCGGCGTCCGGGCTCGTCTCGTACACGCCGTTGTTCGCGCCGAAGCCCACCTCCGTCATGCTGGGAAGCCAGCCCAGGTACTCGCCGTCCACGTAGCCGCCGCCGTCCGAGACGGTGTTCTTCGCGGTGCGCAGTTTGACCTTACCGATGATGGCCTTGAACTCCGGGTCGATGCCGTAGAGGAAGCCTGCGGTGGGCGTGGTCTGCGGGCGGTCGAACTCGCTGATCTGCTGGTGCCAGCCGCTGGCAGCGTCAGAGGACAGCCACTGCATCATGCAGGAGCTGGCGATGTCGTTGCTGCCATAGCGGGCACGGGAGGCGTTGTTGACGGCTACGAGAGCGACAAATGGATCTTCGCCTGCAGGGAAATCATCCTGGGTCAGTGTCTTCGTTGTGATGACGCCGTTGCCGATCGTACCTAAATTTGTGTTCAGTGGGGTCGGGATTGCCTGGATGGCGATGTTGGATTCGATGGGGGTAGTACTGAACTTCTGGTAGGTGCTCACTTTTGCCGTGCTGAGCATCTCCTGATAGCCCCAGCTCAGCATCAGCTGGCCGCCGGTCGGCACCTCCTTGGTTAGCGTGAACTGAAAATTGCCATACTGCAGATCGTTGTAAGAGGCATCGTACCCGCTGTCGACGGTAAAGCTGTAAGTCCCTGCCGGAAGGGTGCCTTCGCGCACGCACACCAGCGCCTGCGTCGGGTTGTAGGCGAAGCTTGCCACTGCCTCGTGGCACAACAGGCTGATACTGTGCTTGAGATTGGGGTCTGCGGGGTGGTGCTTGTCGAAGTCCACGATGTCGAACACCAGCGTGCTCGCCGTCTCGTGCACCTCGATCAGGTCCCCGTCCGTGGGCGTTCCGGTCACGCTGATGCCATAGCTGCTCAGCTCAACGGCCTCGCCGCCAAGATGCCAGGCGGCACCGTTGAAACTGAACTCGTACACGCCGACGTGTACCTCGCCGACTTTCTCGATGAAAACTGTCTCGTCCACGCTCGCGGCGGTGATGCTCCCGCTCACGGTCGCGTTGATGGCCGTTTCCTTCTCAACAGTGATCTGATCGCCCGGCACCATGACCTTGCTGGCCAGTCCCAGCCGGTTGAGCATCTGGATGTCCTTGAAGTTTTTCAGCCCGATGCCCCCGCTCTGCCCGGCGATGCTCGCCAGCAGGATGTTCATGGTGTCGAACTGTTCAGCATTGGGGAAGATGTTGAAAAAGTCGCTCATGCTCTTATGTCCTTTCTGTCAGATTGAGAACGGGGAAGCCGTTCTCTACGCTCCACGCCATGGCATAGAGCTTGTTACCGTCGTCCTTGTCCGTCAGGTTCACGACGCTGGTGGCCAGGGATGCGCTGGCCGCAGCCGCTGTGGCGCTGCCCGCCGCGGCTGCCTGTGCGGTCTCGGCGGCGTCCTGCGCCTCCTCTGCCTTGCTCTGCGCTGTAGCAGTTGCGGCCTGTGCTGCCTGCGCAGCATTGCGCGCGGCCTCGGCGGCGTTCTTGTAGGTGAGGGCGCTGCCCTCGGCGCCCCTTGCCACGTCGCGCGCGGCCTCCGCTGCGGTCTTGGCGTTGGCCGCTGCGGTGGCGCTCCCGCTCGCGGCGGTGGCGTTGCCTGCTGCCGCTGCGGCGTAGTTGTCCGCCGTGGCTGCTGCGGTTGCTGCCTGCGTGGCAGAGCCCTCGGCCGCTGTCGCGCTGCCGGCGGCCTCGGTCGCGGCGTTCAGCGCTGCGGTCACATACTGCCGCTGCTCGGCTACCCACTCCGCCTCTGTGCCCTGGTAGCCGTGCTTCACGTGGATGGCGTAGGCGGAGACGGGGGCCAGATAATTCTTGCTTGCACTCATCCTGTTGATACCTCCAGCCAGCCTTGATAGGCTCCGTTGTCATTGTTCACGGAGAAGTCCGCGCCGTTGAAGTGCTCCGACTCCACACTGTACAGCCAGCCCTTCTTCTCGCCCTCGGCCTCCTCCATGTCAAAGAGGATCCAGCTCGCGTCTCCCACGCTGGCCTCGGCCTGCTCGGCGTACTGGGCGGCCTCGTTGGCGGATGTTGCCGCCGCCTGCTGAGAGGCAGCTGCTTGTGCTGCGCTGCCGGCTGCCGCCTGCGCGCTCCCTGCCGAAGCCTCCGCGCTTCCGCTCGCATTGCTCGCTGCGGTCTCGGCGTTTGTCTTGGCCGTCTGGGCAGCTGTTGCGCTGGCCGCCGCGGCGCTCGCGCTGTTCGCGGCCTGCGTGGCGTGGGTCTTGAAGTTGGCAAGGTCGGTGTTGAACTGCTGCTCGGTGCCGGTATAGCCGCCGCTCACGGCCTGCTCGTAGGCGCTCGCGCCGTCTTCGCCAGCCGGGCCGTGCAGATCCAGCGCAAGCCACGTCCCGCTCTCGCTGTCCCAGTAGTACAGCAGGGTGTCCGGCTCTTCTCCGACGCGGAAGAAGCCGCCGGTCTGCCCGCTGGGCAGGGCTGTCTCCAGCTCTTCCAGCGTGTCGTAGCTGCCCAGGATGGTGAGCCCGTCGCCCTTCTCGCCCTTGAGGCTGGCGAGCCACTGGGCCTCCGTGCCGACGAAGCCGTGCTTGACCGCGATGCCGTATGCACTCAGGTAATACGGCGGGTGGTCATACATGCCCATGGTCTTCTCCTCCTTTCGTTAAGTGTGGGAAATAGTAGCTGTCCGCCGGGCGATATGTCCCGGCAAACCACGCCACAAATTCGTTGTACCGTTCGTTGAACATCTGCATGGTGTTCTGGTACTTTGAGTATTCGCCGTTCTCGTGGTCGATCTGCGCCTTGAGCCATTCGGTGTAGAGATTGTCGTGCGGGGGATCCACCAGCAGCACCTTGGCCTTTGCTTTGGTCTTGGCCAGCTGCGAGTAGTCGAACTTGCGGATCTCTGCCGGGGCCATGAGGAACACTTCACCGGCGAGCTTGCCCTCCAGCTGACTAAGCCAGAGGATCTTTGCCTCGTCCGGGAAAGCGTTGGGCTTGATCATGTCCACAAAACGGATCGCGTCTCCTACAGTCATACAGTCCCTCCTGTATGTACGCCTTGAGCACAGGCCCGCTCTCGCTGTCCGGGAGAGGGTCTGTGCTCTTTGGGATTAACCGGTCAGCGAAGTGCCGCCGGGGACGCCGCCCACGCAGATAAAGCGCCAGTCGTTGCCGGTCGCGTTGAAGCGGCTGCGGCCACGCCACACGTTGGCGTCGGTGTTGTCGTCCACCTTGCTGCTCACAGTCAGCGGCACGCGGTCGTTCCAGACGGCGCCGCCGTAGTTGACGTTGTAGGTGGGGTCCAGCAGCGCCCATGGCTTTGCATTGTCGGCAAGGTACTGGTTGAGGTACGGCCAGATCATCACGGACCAGCGGCCGTACTGGTAGTTGAAAGCGTTGTTCGCGGTTGTCGGCTCCTTGTCCGCGCCGATGATGGCGAACACTTTCTTCTTCATGTCGGCGTCGTTGGGGATCAGGATGGTGGTGGGGGCCACGTCCAGGATCTCGTTGTTATCGCCGCGGAAGTTCTGCATGGCGGTCTCGGCCCGGCCCAGCGCGTCCTCGCTCAGCTCGTCGCTGAAGCAGTTGGACTGTGCTGCGCCCTTGACCTTGGCGGGGTGGTCGGTGGCCACGATGCACTTGCCGTCCGCGCCGGAGATGTCGAACTCCTTGCCGCGGTATTTGATCTTGGTCTTCTTGCCCATCCAGCCGGCGTAGATCGCCGCGCCGAAGAGCTCACGGGTGCGCTCGTAGCTGGTCATAAAGGCCGCGGGCTGCTTGCGCATGTCCATGATCTTCGCGTCCTCGATCATCTCCTGCGTGATCTGGAAGCTGTTCTTCCAGGTCTCGTAGACGATCATCTTCTGGAAGCCCTCCTGCATACTGTCGCTCGGGTATGCGCCGTTCTCGCCCACGGGCTGGAAGCCCTCCATGGCGGTCATGGTGGCCAGCAGGTCGCCGTAGTTCTCGCTGGTGCCCATGAGGAACAGGTCTTTCAGCAGGCTGTTCTGGTCGAACGCCTCACTGCGCTGCTCCAGGAACATGCGGATGGGTGCCTGACAGTTGCCGTAGATGGTGTTGGCGAGGCCAGAGCCCTCGGAAAATACGATAGGCATAACTCGTTACTCCTTTCTTGGTGTCGGATTAGAATCTCACATGGACGTTGCCGCCCACGGCTGTGTCCTCGATGGCCACGATCTCGGCCACACCGCTCTGGGTGGTGGCGGTCACGCGCAGGCCGTCGGCGGCGATGGTCACCTTGTCGCCGATATTCAGCGCGGTGCCGGCGGCGGAGAGCTGCGTCTCAAAGATGGTCTGATCGTCCACGCGGATCACGGGGATGATCTCGCCGGCGGTCACGGCTGCGTCCCGCTCGGCCACGCAGATATAGCTGGGCTTGGTGGTGCCGCTGGCGATGGCCAGCTTGCCGCCCGTCATGGTCATAGCCATGCCGTTCTTCGGTGTGATGGCGCTGCACGGCAGGTACTCGAAGGGAATCACAGCGCCGTCAGCGTTCTTGATGTTTCTGAACATAAAGCATTATCCTTTCTTCGTTTTGTTCTGGAACGCCTGGATCTGCTCCGGCGTAGCGTTTGGATTGAAGAGGCGGTACATCTTTTCCTCCTCCGGGGTGATGGTCGCCCCCGCCTTGCCATTGATGCCGGTGCGCTTCATGTGGGCCTTGCTGGCCATGCTGTTCATGGTGCGCTGCCTGGCGCTGGCTGCCGCCTGTGCGGCGGCCTGGTTGCGGGTGGCGAGATAGAAAGCGTCCAGGTAGTTGTTGCCGCGCTTCACCGCGGCGTAGAACTCGTTGGAGTAGGGCTTGTTCAGCAGGTCGGCCACGCTCTGGATGCTGGGGTCGGTCTTGCGGATCTCCGCGAGCTGCGCCGCCACATCCTGCTGGAACTGCTGGGCCTGCTGCTGGGCGGCAGCGTTCTGGCGGTTGATCTCCGCCTCCTGCGCTGCGTTCCGTGTCTGCGTCTGCACGGCCTCGCTTACCATCTGGTTCAGCGTCTCCATGGTGAGCTTCCCGCTCTTGAGCTCGGCTTGGATGCGGGCGTCTTCCTGCGCCTGTTTCCACGCCCGGAACTCGTCCATGTTTGTGATCGGCTGCTTGGTAAACGGATTCGTCAGCCCTGCCTGCTGGAAGAAAGCCTGCTGCTGGGCGGCAAACTGCTGGGCCTGCTGCTGGAGCGCCTGCTGTACGGCGGCGTTCACAGCCGCCTGGGTCTCCTGCTGGCGGCGGCGGGCAGCATTGGCGCGGCGTTCTTCTGCGGTCTGCAAGCCTCCCGGTGCTCCCGCTCCATCGGCGTCGGCCTCGGCGCCGTCGTCCTCCTCGTCCTTTTCGCCCTCGTCGGTCTCTTCTTCCTCGTTCTCTTCCTGGTCGGTCTCCGATTCCGTTGCCGCTTCCGCGGGCTCCGGCTCTCTTTCGCCCTGCGTGCCCTGCGGGTATGCGGGATCGGTCTGCTCTTCGCCCTGGTCCTCCGGGTCAGCGGCGTCCGGATTGTTTGCGCTTGCGGGATCAAGGCCAAAGGCACTAAAGATTCTTTCCTCGGTGAGTTCCATGGTGTCCTCCTCATTGGTTCGGGATTTTTCCGCGTTTCCCTGCGTAATTGGTGGGGCGTATTCTCTGGCCCGCCCCTGGCCTGTAGATATGGGACTTACTTCTTCCCGGTGCGGAGATCCTTGCCGGTCTGGACCGTGCCCTTCTTGCCGGTGTTCTTCACCTGGTGCGGGGCCTCGACCTTCTGCGTGCCGGCGTTCTTGATCTTGCCGATGTACTCACTGGCCATTGTGGTCTCCTCCTTTCATCGGTACTTGGGATTTTCCCGCGTTCCCTTGCGTGCTGCCATGTTTGCGCTGTCGGCTTGCGTATGGTCACAGGATTGCTCCCGGTGTTCCCGTTGTGGTGGGCTGCACAGCATCTGGGAGAATGTCCCCGGTGCTGCCGGGCGGCGGGTTCGTCGGGAGGCCGCCCATGCCTCCCGCTCCCGCTCCGGTTGCCCGCATGGCGGCCATAGCCTGCTGGGCCTGCTGCTCCCGCTCCTGCTTTTCCTCCAGGAACTTCTTGGTGGTTCCCGCTCCGGGGTAGTGCAGCTCCTCCATCTTGCCCCAGAAGAGGATCAGCGTGTCGGTCTGCGTCGGATCGCCGAAGGCTCCGCTCTGGAGGTTCATGCGCGTCTCCTGCCACATGGCGGCGCGGTTGTTCTCCAGCGCCTCGTTGCTGTCCACGGAGAAGAGAAACTGGTCGTTCCAGTACCACTCTCCGTCCGCGTCCTGCTCCAGAAAGTCGTAGCGGTTGAACTCCTCATACACGGTGTCGCCCTTGTGGTCCTTGTAGCTGATCGGGCGGGGCTCGTCGGAGTAGGCCAGCTGGAACTTGAACATCATCTCAAACAGTTCCGCGTAGGCTGCTGCTTTCATCACGCGCTTGCTTTCCAGCCTGCCCGCGCTCTGCGCTGCTTGAAACTCCTTGGCCACGCCGGAGGTCGCCGTCCTGTCCTCGCGTCCCTGGAAACTGTTGGTGATACCGAGGATCTGGCGCGCCTCTTCGTAGGTCATGGTGAGGTAGGCCAGCTCGCTCTCGATGTTGCCGGAGAAGTTCAGCGGGCGGATGTACTGCACGTCTGCGATGTCCGACAGGTGCCACAGCTCCTGGTCCTCGGTGTCCACGCGCAGGTTTGCTTTCGGCGGCATGGTGATCCTCGTGCCTGCTTTCATCAGCCGGTCGATGATCTTCTGCTCCAGTCGGTTCACGGTGTTCTGCTGGTCCCGGATGGCGTCCGCGTCGCTGCTGCCCAGAAGTTTCCCGTAAACGCTGACATTGCGTTGCAGGACGATGGGCATGGTGCTGGGCTTATAGAACGGCACAAGCGTCGGTCTCCATACAGAGCGGCCCGTCTCCTCGTCGATCTGATAGCTCGCGCCGGGAATCTCTTTGCCCGCCGCCGTCTTGATCGGCAGCACGATCTCCTCGTACTCGGCCTCCGCGTCTGTGAAGCTGGTGCTGCCGCAGTAGGGGCAGGGGCCGCCGTCGTACTTGGTCGGCTCGGTCGGCTGACCGGCTGTGATCTCCATGCCTCCCAGCAGCTCGCCGCCGGCAGGCTGCCCGGCCATTGCGTTCTCCATCTCCTGCGTGGCCAGCTGCATCGCCATGAGCGTCGCGGCTGTCTCCTCGTCCAGCTCCCGCTCCAGTACCTCCTGCGGGATCAGGCCACCGGCAAAGCCGCGGGCCGGATCGGGGAGAAGGTCGCCGAAGGGCTGCACGTTGTTGGAGATGATCTGGCCCACCATCGGGCGGGTACGGCGGCAGACGGTGCATACCTCCTGGTGCCGTGCCTGGTAGTCCTCGATGTCCTCCAGCGTGATGTTGTTCACCCACACGAAACGGTCCACGCCGCCGGTCTCGTTCTTCTCATAGCCGATGTACTTGGTCAGCAGCTCCTCCTGGGAGTTGACGCCGCCCGCTCCGCGCAGCTCCGGCTCGCTCTCGCCCTGGTTGGTGAGGTCCACGCCGTACTCACGCTTGACCGCGCCGATGGTCGTGGGGGCCTTGACGATGAACCAGTCCATGTCATTGATCCCGGTGAACACGCCGGGCTGCGGGGCGAACTGCTTGGGATGCAGCAGCGTGACGGCAATCTCGCCCACGGTGTCGTGGGTGCGCTTTGCGTTGTCCCACTCTACCAGCCAGCCGGCGCCTCCCTGCACGGGCACGGTCCGCTCGGCCATGTCGTTCATCGTCTCAAAGGGCAGGCGGTTTAGCTCGTTGCGCAGCCAGTGCTCGATCACGGCGGCCAGGTGCTCGTCCTGCTTGCGGCGGGGCGTCACCTTCGGGGTCGGGATCGAGCTGGAGATCATGCTCTCGATGTTCTCAAACACGATGTTGCGCACATGGCTTGTCTGCTTCTTGTCTCCGTCGGCCTTGGTGTCTCCGGGCACAAGGGGGTCAAGCGTGCGCCTGCCGTTGTACAGTGCCTCGCGCTTGTCCATCTTCTCCGTCTCCACGGAGTA